TGGCCGAAGCGATCACCTCTTCCGAAATCGGCCCCGATATTCTGTATCACCTTGGGCTGAACCCGAAAGAAGCGGCCCGTATCGCACAGCTTGGACCGCTGATGCAGGCAAAAGAAATTGGGAAGATCGAGGCGAAACTTGCCAGCGATCCGCCCGCAAAGAAAACAACCAGCGCCCCCGCGCCTATTAACCCTGTAAACACGCAGACGGCAGGCAAGACATACGACACCACGGACCCCAGATCAATCAAGGCCATGAGTACATCGGAATGGATTGCCGCAGAACGTGCGAGACAGATCAAGAAGGCGCAGGCGGCAAGATAAGGAGTTAAACCGTGGCAAATTCCATTTTGACCATTGACATGATCACCAGGAAGTCCCTGGAAATCCTGGAAAACGAATCCGTTGTGATTCGGAACATCAACCGGGAGTATGACGATTCTTTTGCAAAAGAAGGCGCAAAGATCGGCTCCACTCTCCGCATTCGTAAACCTGACCGCGCACTGGTAACTGACGGCGCGGCCCTGAGTGTGCAGGACGAGAACCAGCAGTACACCACCCTGACCGTTTCCAGCCAGAAGCATATCGGCGTGAACTTCACTACCGCCGAGCTGACCATGAGCCTTGACGATTTCGCGGACAAGATTTTGAAACCCCGCGTTTCTCAGCTTGCTACCAGCGTTGACAACGATGTTTGCGCCCGTGCGTTCAAGCAGATTTACAACTCTGTTGGCACCCCCGGCACCACTCCGGCGACCTCTCTTGTGCTGTTGCAGGCACAGCAGAAGCTCAACGAAATGGCAGCCCCCATGTCTCCCCGGTACGCCACCGTAAACCCGGCAGCCAACGCACAGTTGGTTGAGGGCATGAAGGGCTTTTTCAACCCCACCGGCACCATTTCCGCACAGTTCAAGAGCGGTATGATGGGCGAGGGTGTTCTTGGTTTCTCTGAGGTAAACATGAGCCAGAACATCTCCAGCCTGACCCGTGGGACCAGCCCAACTTCACCGATTGTTGCGACCACCTCTGTAAACGGCGCAACGACCTTGGCTATTTCCTTCACCAATGGCAGCCCGACCTTCAAGGAAGGCGATGTGTTCACCATTGCAAACGTCTACAGCGTGAACCCGCAGACCAGAGAAAGCACTGGCAGCTTGCAGCAGTTTGTCGTAACGGCTGACCTGGATATTTCCAGCACCACCACCGGCACCCTGGCTATCTCTCCCTCGATCTACATGAGCGATCAGGCCCTTGCCACCGTCAACCGCTTCCCGACCGCAAGCGACGTTATCACCTTCATGGGTTCCAGCTCTGGCGTGTACCCGCAGAACCTTGTTTACCACAAGAACGCTATCACCCTGGCAACCGCTGACCTGTTGATGCCCAATGGCGTTGATATGGCCTCCCGGCAGGTGCATAACGGCATTTCCCTGCGTATCGTGCGGCAGTATGACATCAATAACGACCGGCTGCCTTGCCGTATTGATGTCCTGTACGGGTCCGAAGTTATCCGGCCTGAGTTTGCCTGTCGTATCTGGGGCTAATCACTAAAATTTGGACAAGGAGTTATATCATGGCAATTCCTAGCGTAGGCGGTGGCCAGCAGATCGGCGACGGCAACTTAAATGAACTGAAAATTGGGGTTATGCCCGCGCCCCAAACCGCAACATCGACGGCAACTCTGACCACGGCCCAGATTCTTGGCGGTGTGTTGGTTGGCGACCCCAGCACCTCGGCTGCAAGTTACACCTTGCCTACTGTGGCGGATACAGAGGCCGTTCTGGTGAACGCCAAGGTTGGTAGCACCTTTGACCTGCACGTAATCAACCTGGGTACTTCCAGCGGCATTATCACTATGGTTGTCGGCACTGGTTGGACGCTCTCCGGCATGGTAACGCTGCCCATTACCACCTCGGCTGGTTCTTCCGGCTTGTTTCGCGCCAGAAAGACCGGCACGGGCGCATGGACCATGTACCGGGTAAGCTAAACAATCCGCCCCCGAAAGGGGGCTTACCAAAGGAACAAGATTATGGGCGACACAAAATCAATAGGGGTTGCATTCCGAGACCAGAATCTGGATGGGTCTACCATCGAAAATTCTGTGATTGGAGCATCAACCCCGGCAGCAGCAACTTTTACCACTATGACGAGCACGACCGCCGTTGTGGGCGGGAGCACTTTGAGCGGCACGGAGCTTGGCTATGTTGACGGGATTACCCCCGGCACAGTCGAGGTCGATAAGGCCATTGTTCCGACCACAGATAAGCATATTGACGCGCTGGTAATTTCTGATGGCGGATTGGCGTTGGGGTCCGGGGCAGGGACAGCGATCAGCGCAACGGCGGCAGAGCTGAATTACAACGATATCACTACCCTTGGTACAGCGCAGGCGTCAAAAACCTTAACCACCGATGCAAACAAAATGCTTGCATGGACGGTATCAAGCGCAACGGTCGGTAATGTCGAGCCATTTACTTTGGGAACTACCTTAACGGGAGCAGGGGCAACTGGAGGGCGGGGCAAGTTTTCACTTGATACCGATGTGGCCTTGGGCGGTTGGTCAAATGCCCTCAAAGGGATAGTCACCTATGGGGCCAACGGTAGTACCTCTGGTCTCGGCTCCGCCGTTGTCGGGGAATTGGTAATGTCCGCAGGCACTACGGGCGGAACTTACGCCCCGCTTGAGTCTGAGATTACCCTTGGTTCAGGGGCGGCGGTCGGTACTGCAACCTCTTTTCTGTACGGGAATGTGACGGATGATTCGGCAACTTTCAACACCAATGGGTATTTCTTTGAGCTTGGTGGTGGGGTTGTAGACACCTCTGGCGGGCTGTATGACCAAGTGAGTGAACAGGTGGCAACGGCCCAAGCGAGACTTAAGGTGAGGATTGGTGGAACCACTTGGTATATCCCCCTGTGCGACACTACTTCCCTGGCTTAATTGTATGAAGATTACTTTTGAGCAATTAGAAAAACAAAGGGCTGAAATTCTGGCAAGAAAGGATCAGGCATATTCAGTCTTGCGTCAAGCAGAGGGGGCACTTGCCTTGCTTGATGTACTGCTGGACACTCTAAACAAGCCAGAAGAGGAATAATAGAGGGGGAGCAATCCCCCTTTTGTTCATAAGGAGGAGGCATGTCAGTAATTTACCTGAAACACGCGGAACATGGCGGGAAGGTTGCTATTTCTGAGCAAGAAGCGGCCTGGGATGAAAGCAAGGGCTGGAAACGGTTCGACCCAACAGCGAAACAGGAAGAGCCACAGAAAGTAGCCCCAGAAGTGGAAGAAAAGAAGGAAGAAGCACCAGCGGCCCCAGAACCAGCCAAAAAGCGCCAATATAACCGTAGGGCTTAAACATGACCACGGCAAAAGACCAGATCACCTCCGCCCTTCGCCTCATCGGCCAGCTTGCCGAGGGGGAGACAGCCACAGCGGCCACCTTGAACGACGCACTGGACGCATTCAACCAGATGCTGGATTCGTGGTCTACTGAGCGGCTGAGTATTTACGCCACACAAGATCAGGTTTTTACGTGGCCAGCAAACACGGCGACTCGCACTATTGGCCCGTCTGGTGATTTTGTGGGGGTTAGGCCAATATCTCTGGATGACTCGACATACTTTAATGACTCTGCCGGGGTTTCCTCCGGGATTAGCATCATCAACCAGCAGCAATACAATGGTATTGCGGTAAAGACCGCGACCAGCACGGACCCGCAGGTTTTATGGATCAACATGGACATGCCAGACGCAACCATGACCGTTTATCCCGTGCCGACCAGCGCCCTTGAATTCCACATTGTGTCGGTTGACGAGCTTTCGCAGCCTGCGACATTGACAACCACCCTGAGTTTCCCCCCCGGCTACAAAAGGGCGTTCAAGTTCAACTTGGCATGTGAAATTGCGGCAGAGTTTGGGGTAGAGCCTCCCGTGTCTGTTCAGAGGCTTGCAATGGTGTCGAAGCGCAATTTGAAGCGGCAGAATGCACCGAAAGACGTAATGAGTTTACCCGCGTTTTTGATGGGAAAACAGCGGTTTAATATCTACACCGGCGATATTTAAATGAAAACCCCAATACTCGGCGGAGCATACGCAGCACGTAGCGTCAACGCCGCAGATAACAGGATGATCAATTTGTACCCAGAGGCCGTGCCAGAGGGCGGGAAAGAGCTTGGCTTCCTGACTCGTGCGCCTGGGTTGCGGCTCCTTGCCACAGCAGGGACAGGGCCGATTAGGGGAGCGCACAGAATAAACGGCACAAAGGGTTACGTTGTTTCCGGGCAAAAACTATACTCAGTTTCCGCCTCATGGGTGGTGACAGAACTTGGAAC